CCACGAGAGGCGTTGGTAATAAGGAACGCAGCAAGACCGGCTGCCACCCGAGTTGTTGCGCCGACTGCCGCTCCAGGCACCGCCGCAATGTTCTCAGTTAACATACCTTCCTTATCGCGCTTTAGCTCCTTGAGTTTGTAACTAACTTGTTTGGCGAGGTCCTCAACATTGGCCGCGCCATCCACGAATTGTGAAGTATCAGACACCTTGACTACTTTATCAGAGATCTGAGTGTAATTGGAACGCCGCAAAGCTAGGGTCGGCGTATCCACAGCGGGAGCGTCCTCACCTTCCGGAACTCGGTTGGTGCCGGGCGCGGCCAACTCAACAATAGGCCATTCATGAAGTATCTTGGTGGCCTTGTTCTTACCGGCCATCATTGACATAAATGGAGTTTCGGTTGGCGAAATCATATTCTCAGCGTTAGACAGATCCTCTCGGAGCGTAATGCTGTCGTAAGTTTCTAGAGCATTGGCAGCAACAGCCATTGTAATGAATCCTTATTTGGCTCGCACCAATAGCGTCTTGGCAACATCCTCTGGTCTACCAGTTTGCTGGGCACGAGCGAGTACGGTTTTATCCAAACGCCGAGGCGATTGGACGGTGGATTTAGCCGCCGTCGGTCGAAGCATTACTTTCTTCTCAGACGGCACGTTTGCTGATTCACGCTGCTTCTTAACAAGGGCGCGGTATTTAGCCGCGTCGTTGAGAACAAGCAGAGCCCGGTGGTCCATGACCCCATTTAGCTCTTGTCGCGTGTAACCATAGTGGGCTGCCGTTTCTACGAAATCACCCATAATCTTTGCAGACTTTTTGGGATCACGCATTTCTGGCAGTTTTGCAGCAAGCGCCTCGGCTTGATCCTCCAAGTAGCGGGCTTGAGCGTCGGACTGCAATTGCGCCTGCTCGTTGGCTACCCGTTGAATTTCCATTTGAATGGCGTACTGCCGTTCCTGAGCATCTCGGACTTCCTCTTTCTTTAGGATGTATCCTTGAGGATCAGTAGCTCTCAATTTCTCCCAATCAATGTTGGGCTGAGTGACTGTGTTTAACACGGAGTCGATCTGCTGGAGCTTCGCCATAGCGTGCTGATTAGCCTGATATAGGCCCTGCGCCTGTTGCTCAACAGCTTTGCGAGTTTCGACAGCTCTCGTGATATTTTGCTCAATAAACTTGTTGCCTGAGAAGTGCTTCTTAAGCTCCTTCAGGGTGACCTCGACGGGTTTTCCGTCTACTGTAACCTCTACGAGATATTCGTCAATACTATCGTCATCTTCTTTTGCAGCCTCGACGTCATCTTCACCCTCTGGAGTGCGCTCGTCAGGCCCCTCGTAGGGTTCATCGTCGTCCGGCGTATCCGGCTCTTCGACTGGTGGAGGCTCTCTCGGGATCTTTCCAACCACTTTTGCAGGCTCTGGAGCCTTCTCGACAATCGCATCCATTAACTCGTTAGTCATCTCAACTTCGTCAGCCATGTTTCACATCTCCCGCCATCGTCATCATCGTGTAGTTACCAGCATATACCTGGAGTCTCCCCAAGATTCTCTCCAGGGCTTTTGCCTCATAGTAGAGTGATTCTCGCAAATCTTTTTGATCCGGCGTGGAGTTTGTAATTTCACTTCGAATGTCATCGTGAACCTCCTCGACTGCCGCCCTAAACAATGGGCCGTCTAGCATATCCTTAATGGCTTTGCAGCGCCTGTAGAACAAATCATCCACTGTCGCTGTCATGCTGGCTTCCTCTTTGCCGCCACCTGTTTGGCTACCTGAACTTTTGTCTTTGCATCCAACTTAACTTTTTCTGCCGCCACCGCGTAATCTTGGTCTTGTTTGTCGCGCTGCCGGTCATCCTCTTGTATAGCCTTGGACCGCTCTAGCTCCATATCCATCATGTGCTTTTGCATGTCCGCCGCGACCTTTGTCTGCAGCTGTCTGGATTCGATCTGGCCCTTCTGGATCAACTCAGCCGATTTGAGTTTGCCCTCTTGCTGCAACTTGGCACCCTCAACTTGCATCTTAACCTGGCCCTTGATCTTTTCAGCCTCTACAATAGCTTGTGTCGGGTCAGGCTGAGTCTGCTTCTCTTGCTTCATAGCCTCCGCTTTAGCTTGATCCATCTGCTGGAGCACTTGAGGATCGACATACGGGAAGTAGTCGTTTATATTATTTATCCCGCTCATCCTCAGGAGTTTTTTGTATGTGTTTCTTAGCTGAATATAGCCCGATAAGGGATTGGATAGCCCGTATTGCCCAATTGCCAGTTTCTGGGCTTCGGCCACCACCGCCAATATCGCTTGTTTCTCCTCGATCTTCCCGTTGCCCAGCCCTACGTTCATCATTACTGACATGTGATCGTGCCATTCCGAGGTATCCACCTCCCTGTATCCTTGCTCTCCTTTGTCGTCTTTCACGCGCGCGGGGCCTCTCTTGTCGTATATTGCGCAGCGGAGTATGGCCATAAATAGTTCTTTGCACCCGGTCTCCCCAATGTTTCGAGCCATCATTTCAGTACGAGCTTCGGCGGCCTGACTTATGGCGTTTGCCGCCACCCTCGACGTGGATTGCAGAGCATCCGGATCGACCCCCTGCGATAATTTGGTAATTCCCGAACGGGCCTCTGATATATCGTTGAGCGCCTGCAACACCGGTAGTGTCTGTCCCGCCACAAACGGCGTCACTAGCTCTTCGATCTGACCCATCTGCCGGGCTCTTATAATGGCTCCTATCTCGTTGTTCTTAGCGTCGTCGAGGTTTACTGCCTGCTCGTTTACCACCGTGCGGGGTGAGTTTACTAGCGCTGTATTGTCCAGTATCGCCCGCAACAGGGCAGTCATTGCGTCTTGGTCTTGCTCGAGGTCTTCCGCCAGGGATATCGGGAAGAACACGTTTGGCATCAGATCTGCTTTGAAGATCGCCAGCGGGCAGTATTCTGCCGGTTCATCCACCACGATGGTGTATTTATTACCTACCGTCATAATGCGACGAAATTCCGCAATACCGTCCCCGTCTGCGTCTATTTGCATCCAAATTTCACAGTGCAGGGCTTCTCGCGAGGTTGGATCCTCTGGCACCTCTTCCTCGGATACGTCAAACCCTAAGCGGTTTACTCGCTCTTGCGCTAATTGACTCGAATCTTCATCGTCCAGTCCGCTGTCTAGGATCGTTTGATACGGTATTCCCAGCGCCGTCAGTTCATATATCCGTTTCATCGAACGGAGACCAAACAACCTGGCTCCTTGAGTCGATACTGCCTCCGCTGATATGATAAATTCTTCCGGCGGGACACAATATATCTCCCATGTGTCTCGGGTCACCTTCCGAGTGATTACCGCCTCCCGGACATTATGAAAGAACCCGTCTTGATCCTCCATGGATTGTACTTCACCGACCTCTGTCAGTGTGACGTCTTCCATTTCGTCTATCTGATCGAGGTCCTCTTGAGTCAGCATACCTGTCTTAGTTTGCTCTGCGACCTGTTCCTTGCGATACCCGACCCGAATAACTCCGATCCTCGATTTTAGTGCACAGGTTACCGCCTCTATAAACGCCCTATACCCGTCGTATCTCCAGAAGATGCGGTTGCAATACAGCGTGGCGTCCGAACAAATCTTTTCGTCCTCTTCGTCATCCGATTGGAATTCACAGACTATATCTGACTGGGTGAATATTCGCCCTATACTAGGGAGCACCGACTTTATGGCATCCCGGACTTTGGACACCACTACCTTCGATCGCCCTGGTATATGCTGGAGCGCCGTCCCACCCTGGTAATAGATTTCCGCCCGTTGCCTCTTCGGACTTATCTCTGACTCCATAAACTCTACAGCTTTTTCAATCTCATACTTAACGAGTTTCTCCAAGTCCTCCTTCTTAATCGGCTTCAACTTCTCTTTTTTGCCAATGGTGCTCTTGAACATTTTCATGGCAAGGCACCCGCCACGTATCTGCTAATCGGTGTCCCCCAGTCTGATGTGACCCCTCTTGTGACGCCTTGTCCCACGCTCGATTGGTACGCGAAGGTTAGTACGAATGCGTCAGCCACGTCCGGCGACCTGTTGCCGCGTTTTTTATAATCGTCTTTGGACTCCAGCCGCATCTTGCCCGAACTGGTATATTTTTTCCGCACCGATGTGAGTTCACCGATCAGCGGGGGGCTATTCAGGATTGCCACTTGTCTCGTTTCGAACCACCGCAGGGCCGTCATCCACAGTTCGTCCCTCAACCTGAACACGTTGTCTAGCGTGAAGGCTGGCACCTCCGATACGTTGACCGCTATCGCTGGCAACTTGAGTTCAGCTAGTCTGTCGAAGACTCCGGCTCCAAGCCCAATAACGTCCACATAGATAGCTGTCGGTTTTCTGGCGGGTGGAGCGGTTTCGTACTCATTGACGACCCTCCCGCAGAGTTCCATAGTGTCGAGTCCTTTGAAGATGATTGGTTCTCTGAGGATGGCTCTTGGGTACCGCTCAACGAGGCATGACCTGTCCATTCCATACCGGGCAACGTCCAATCCCCATACGGGTCTCTCGTTCCACGCTGTGAACACATCTCGATTTACCGCTGCCTCCACTAGATGTAATGGAATAAGTACTTCGTCGTCCTGAGATGGAAATTCTCCTAGCACCCTGACTTTAAATACACTGGAGTCCTCACCGTACTCCTCTCTCATTGACTCGATATACTTGGGGTCGACTCTTGTGGAGTCGTAGCAGCTTACCTTCATTTTATAGAAGGGGGAGTCTACCTTCTGCGACCTGGCAAAGTACCCTTTTGTGTTGGTGGGGTTGCCGGTCAATATTTGTTTTGCGAACCGGGTTGACATTGCGCCCCCGGCCACCTCGAAGATGACTTCGTCCACACCGGAGGCTTCATCCACGATGAATAGCATGTTAGGGGAGTGGAATCCCTGTAAGGCGTCAGGATTTTCCTTACGGCTGGTGCGAGCGACAGCAAAGGTTTCAGAACCACCCCCCACCAGTTCTATCATGTCTGATTTTATAATGAATTGGTTCTGAACGATCGGTAGCGCACGGCGCAACCAGTACCGTATCTCCGACCATAACACGTCGTATAACTGGTGCGCTGATGGGGCTGTTGCCGCTACCTTGACTGGGTATCTGGTTGCCATAAACCATATGATCACCCAGGCGAGGAATGCTGATTTACCGACCCCGTGCCCCGATCTTATCGAAATGCGGTCTTCTGTAACTACGGAGCGAAGTGCTCTCTTTTGCCATTCTTCTATTACTACGGGGTCCTCCGCACCAAACACCTCCTCTACAAATGCAACAGGGTTCTCTTTCCACCTGAGTATGGTTTCAACTGCGGCGTCCTGCGGTAAAAGCAATACCGGGGCCTCCGCGGGGGGCGGAGTAGGTTCTTGCGCGAAGGTGGCTGCGTCAAGCATACTGAGCCACCCTCGCTATCGCTTCAATCAGATTCATTACACCGGACTTGGGTGCGCATCAGAATTACCCGGCAAATTGCCAGTCCAAAAGTTGATCGCCCGCTTGATATCCACAACAAGTCCCCCGAGCCCAGCGATGGGGTGTGACGGATAGACCGGTATGTAGATTGGGTGCTCTGGTGCCACACCATCAACCGGCGGGGGATTGATCGGAACATAGATTGGATGCGTTGGCACTCCCGGTGACGGCCAGATGCCCGGGGGTTGTCCCGGCAGACCTTGGTCCGGATAATGCGGAGGACCGCCCCAAATTCCGGGCGGCCTGCCCGGCGCAATAGGGTGTGCTGGGTGTCCCGGCGACGGCCAGATACCCGGCGGCACTCCTGGCAAACCTTGATCTGGATACGAAGGTGCCCCACCCCAGATACCCGGCGGTGAACCCTCGAGCGTTACTGCATCAACAATTCCATTAATATACACTTTAGTCATGGTCGCCTCCTTGATTAAGTACTATCGATAGTCTCAAACTTGGGGGAGTGGGACTGGCGACTCATAGAAGCCAGCACAGTGACTAGATTATACACATTACCGCCACCTGGAACCTGACCGGGAGACGGCGCCTTGTCCGAACCTAAAAGGGCGGCGCGGCGCTCCATCAGTTTCAGAACAACCATGGCGGACTTGTGATCGCCCTCTGCAGCAGTGGCAAGAAACGGCGACTCCATCTCCTCAAGCTTAAGAAGTTCCGCCTCACGAACTATAGTGGCTCTGTATTCGTCAGCGGTTGCGGCGGCGGCCCTGTCTATATTAGAACGAACAGCAGAAGGAGAAAGATCAAGAATATGAGCAATATCGGGGACCTCATAGCCCTGATACCGCATGGAAAGGATACGGCGGGACAAGGTGAGCGGAACGAGACTCTCCATTAACCGAGTATACCACACGGGTGGGCGCGTGTCAAGATGACGTAGCGTAAATTAAAATGAAAAAAGAAAAGAAGGGGAGAAAGATGGGACCCAAGACTCGAGAAAAGTACTAAAATACTAAGGGCTCGCGCACACCTCCTCTTAGGAATCTCTTCCTACGCTAGGAACGGATGCCGGGGGTTTCCCGCGCGGAAAAACACTATACTATTAGTTTTTAAACTAAAGACTTAATTAACTAATTAGTTTTTTTTCTTTTTTTCTTTTTTTCTTTGCCTCGCGCTAGGACGCTCTTCCTATCCTAGGAATGACATGCGACACGCTGTCACATAGACGCGGCCAAGCTACCGTGGTATGATACCCGAGTGGAAGAGAGAGGGGCATCCCGCCCCCGCCCACAGCCAAAGGAGACCACCATGGCACGCAACCGCAACCGCGCCGAACGCGCAATCGAACCGACCCCCGCCCCCGAGGCAATCGAGCCGGAGGCCAACGCCACCGAGCAGACCCCACTAGAGGACGCAACCACACCAAACCGGAGCGTCGTCCCCACCCGCTGGGTCAAGGCCTACGCTAAGTCAACGCTCAAAGGCACGTGCGACGACGCCCTAGCCCACCAACTGGACGCCCTCACCAAAACGGACGGCAAAGCCGATCTCGCCAAGATCAGAGCGCTCGGTGCGATCAACGGAATCGACGTCGACAGCAAGTGGGGACAGCGCAACGCGGGCATGCAACGGATGAACCTGGGCAACGTCCTCCGTGGCCGCGCCAAGCGGGGCGAGGAAGTCATCCTAGCCTAAACACCAACCGGGGGCGGCACAAACCGCTCCCACCTAACCCAAACAAGGAGAGAGCAAATGAACGAGTACGACAAAGAGTACGCAGCTCAAATCGCCTACGTCCAAACCATGATCCAACAAATGCTGGACAAAACGCCCCCAGGAGCCGCGTTTGACGCGCTCGACGCCATCCTCGAGTTTTGCGCAAACGAGCGGGACGCCAAAGGAGACGAGACATAACAAAACCAGCCGGGTGCGCCGCAAGGCCTCCCGGCTTTTTTGTGCGTGTGTTGGTGTTTCATTTGTTTGTTTTCGAGGCGTTTCCTTGGCGTTCTCGAGGCGTTCTCGAGGCGTTTCTTGGCGTTCTCGAGGCGTTTCGCTATGCTCCCTTATATTTATTTTTGTCTTGTTTCATTAGGTGCCTAAACCGGCCCTCAAATCCCGAAGGTCCAAATATTGTTGCGACCCCCGAGAGGTAACATAAAAAAATAAAAAACCCCAGTTTTAGTTTTGAGCAACGGCGCCCATCTTACTCCCAGTTCCATAGGAAGAGCTTCCTATCAGTAGGAAGAGATTCCTATCAGTAGGAAGAGATTCCGTGTTC